AGTGACGGTGTCATTTCTTCTGTGAAGTTTGATGATCCTTGGCGAATGCGCACAATCTATAGGACTAACATGCAAAGCGCGTACAGTGCGGGCCACTACAAGGCCCAAATTGAAACGATCGAACAGTTTCCCTATGGCGAATACGATGCAGTTGGAGACAGGCGAACACGGCCTTCTCATGACGCGCTTGACGGGAAGATCTTTCGCATGGATGATCCTTTTTGGGACACATTCTATCCACCAAACGGGTTCAATTGTCGTTGTTCTATCATAACCATGACAGCCGAAGAAGCTGGCATTTCTGGAAAGCCGATCGAGACTGGCGCAAATAGCATCACAACGCAAACGCATATCTCGAAGAATGGCACGAAGTCAAGCTTCTCGACTTATACTGACCAGAACGGAAACACGACAAAGACTGACAACGGGTGGAACTACAATGTTGGTCAACGGTTTTATCGGCCGGACCCGTCAAACTACACGCCGTCAATCTTTAAGTCTGTTTATGAATAGGGGGCTTTTGTGGCCGAAGATATAAAGCTTCAACTCAACACAAAAGAACTCGAAGCCGAGCTGAAAAGGATTGAGAAGCGCGGTCGGTCACTGCTTCCAGTGATGCGCCAAATCTCGCAAATCTTCAAGAACTCAGTTCTTCGCAATTTCAAGGAAGGCGGGAGAGCTTCGAGTGACCCAAGCTCTCCGATCGGTGGAAATATACGCTGGACCCGTCTTGCTCCAGCAACAACCT